GGCGTATGGGGTTACCCGTATCGGAGTATACTCCCCATAGGGGGTCTGGTGATAAATTAGCGCGACTTAACTCCGTAGCAGATATTGTCGCCTCGGGTTTAGTGTGGATACCGCCTACCAGATGGGCGGAAGAAGTAATAGAAGAGATTGCTGGATTCCCTTTTATGAGTCATGATGACTTAGTTGACTCAACAGTGATGGCGCTTATGCGATTCCGTCAGGGAGGGTTTATTCGTCTACCCTCGGATGAACCAGAAGACGTTGTCTATTTTCGACAGCGTAGAGGTGGATATTATTAAGAGGTTAAAGTATGGCTATTGAAAAAGGGCTCTACTCCGCACCAGAAAGCATTGACGAAGAGATGCAGGGTGAAGAGGTAGGGGAGCTAAACATTGAAATCATTGACCCTGAAGCGGTTGTCCTAGATGACGGCTCCATGGAGATTACCCTAATCCCTGATGCAGAAGTATCTGACGTTCTAGAGTTTGATATTAACTTAGCTGAGGTCCTTGACGACAGTCACTTACGTGAAATCTCAAACGACGTTGTTGGGTTGGTAACAGCTGATATAGACGCTCGGAAAGAGTGGGCTGATACGTTCGTTAAAGGGTTGGAAGTGCTTGGATTCAAGTACGAAGAGCGCACCCAGCCGTGGGAAGGCGCTAGTGGCGTATACTCCACGATCCTTGCTGAGGCGGCTATTCGCTTCCAAGCGGAGACAATGTCAGAGACATTCCCTGCAGCAGGTCCCGTAAAGGTTAAAATTCTCGGGGAAGAGACAAAAGAGAAGGTAGAAGCCTCACAACGTGTCAAAGCTGATATGAACTATCAGCTTACTGAGCATATGGTTGAGTACCGACCAGAGCATGAGCGTTTGCTGTATAGCCTAGGGTTGTCAGGCTCCGCGTTTAAGAAGGTGTACTACGATCCCAATATGGGACGTCAGATTGCCATCTACATCCCCGCAGAAGACGTTATTGTGCCCTACGGCGCGTCTCATATCGAGACTGCTGAACGTGTAACCCACGTTATGCGTAAGACGAAGAATGAGCTGCGTAAACTGCAGGCGGGCGGCTTCTACCGTGACGTAGAACTTGGCGATCCGATGCCGTACCACTCAGATATTGAGGAGCGTAAGGCTGAAGAAGGCGGGTTCTCCCTAACTGATGACGATCGTTACGCACTGTATGAAGTGCATGTCGATATGGTTATCGATGGTGTCGACGACTCAGACGACGATATAGCCAAACCCTACATCGTAACGATTGAGCGGGGTACTGGCGAGGTTTTAGGTATTCGACGTAACTGGAATGAAGACGACCCCTTGATGTTGAAGCGCCAGCACTTCGTACATTACGTGTACGTGCCGGGATTTGGCTTCTACGGGCTTGGACTCATCCACATTATAGGTGGGTACGCCAGAGCGGGAACGTCGCTTATACGGCAGTTGGTGGACGCTGGTACGCTGTCTAACCTGCCGGGTGGCTTGAAATCCCGTGGGCTGCGCATAAAAGGCGACGATACGCCGATTGAGCCGGGGGAATGGAAAGACGTCGATGTGCCATCAGGTAGTATCCGTGACAACATCATGCCTCTTCCGTACAAGGAACCGTCGCAGACCCTGTTACAACTTCTAAACCAGATCACACAGGAAGGGCGTCGTCTGGGTGCAATTAGCGACATGAATATCTCTGATATGTCCGCAAATGCGCCAGTTGGTACCACTCTTGCGTTGCTGGAACGTACGCTGAAACCCATGGCAGCAGTACAAGCCCGGGTCCACTACGCGATGAAGCAAGAGTTTAAGATGCTCAAAGACATCATGGCGGAGTTTGCCCCTGTAGAGTATGAGTATGTGCCTGTCCGGGGGGAGATGTCTGCCCGGAATAGCGACTATATGATGGTGGATGTCATCCCTGTTAGTGATCCTAACAGTTCCACCATGGCCCAGCGTGTCGTGCAATACCAAGCGGTGTTGCAGATGGCACAGTCAGCCCCGCAAATTTACGATTTGCCACAGTTGCATAGGCAGATGATCGAGGTTTTGGGGGTTAAAAACGCCGATAAGCTCGTACCCATTTCGGACGACGCGAAACCGGCT